TTTAGACAGGGCGGTCTGATCGGACACCCTGAAGATTATATCGACGAAAAAGTCGAGCAACGTAAAAGGAATTATTATTGATGATTAGATTCGGCATGAAATTGATGGAAATGATAGAACAATTAACAAAAGGTTTTGTTAAAGCCACAGGTAGACAACCTGATAATCTAGAGAAATTAAAAATCCAACAAGAAGCAGTTCAAAGATTTAAAGAAATGAACAAGGTTGTTGACATGCAAGGTCGAACTCTTGATCCGAGTAAAACTATCATAGGTGGCACACAAGAAGGTGCCGCTCTTAAATCAGGTATCATGAAAGCGACAGGAGCTAAACCTATTGAAGCTAGAGCTGACATAAGTAAATATATTAAAGATGGTAAACCTGATGATGACAAATTAAATGCATTAGTCGATAGAGACAAGATTTTAAAAGAGGAGGCAGATAGTCTAGCTACCACAGGTAAAAATTACGAAAGATTTCAAAAAATTTCAGCAGAAAGAAAAAATATTAGAGAAATAATCGAAGATGTGAGAAATATGTTTCCAGAAGACATGGCATCAGGCGGCAGAGCAGGTTTTGCCGGTGGTGGATCAGGAGAAAGAGGTTGGAAAGCTCAAATGGTAGCAGAAGACATAGCACAAGAAAAATATGGAAAAGACTTATACGACCTTTCACCCGATCTACAAATGAAAGTTTATGATATCGCTTTTGATAGGATTGATACTCAAGCCCCAATGGCAACAGGCGGCAGAGCAGGTTTTATGGCTGGTGGTATAGGAAAAGGTTTTAAACTAGCAAAAAAATATAGAAAGTCAAAAGAATACAAAAAGTTTATTGAAGAATTATTTCTTAAAACATCAACTGATATTAGAAGAGGACAAGGAGCATTTAAAAATATTTCTGTAGATGAAAAGATTAAAATACATGATAACCTTACTAATGACTCTATAAGTTATCAAAAAACAGGAGAACTTCCTGAAAGCACACATCAATATTTTGGCTTTAATCCAGAAATTCAATATGCAGAAACATTAATGCAAAAACAATTAAAAATGACTCCAGAGCAGGAACTAAGACAAGAGTTTCCTGGAATTACAGATGAAATGGTAGGCAATATTTTAACAGATACAAATCAGCAAAGAATTGCTGAAGTTAAAGCTACTATGAAAGAAGCATTAAAGATGCAAGAAAAAGGAAAAGGTCCTGATGAAATTGTAGAAATATTTAAAAATACAACTAGAACTAAAAATGCATTAGGTGGTAGAGTAAGATATTCAGCAGGTGGAATTGATAAAATGCGAAGAGCATTTTTAAAAGCGATGGGAGCAGGAGCTGCGGGAGTTGGCGCTGCTAAATCTGGATTATTTGGTTTATTAAAAGGTGGTGCTAAAAAAGGAGTTGCTCAAGATATTATTATTCCCAAAACAAGCGGAATGCCGGATTGGTTTGAACCTTTAATAAATAGAGTTATTAGAGAAGGTGAAGACGTAACTGAAAAATTTGCAACTAAAGAACGAGAAATTGTTCATCGTGTTGATCTAGAAGGCACACACAAACCAGCTCATCAATTTGAAACTTTTGATGACAGTGTTTATGTATATCAAGACTTGGACGATGGTGCAATTAGAGTTGAATATAACAGCGCAGATAATTTAGCCGAGGGAGCTGTTGATTTACAATTTAAACCAGGAATGGCTGATGAAACTACAAAAGGTAAACCAGCAGATAAATTTACAGCTTCTGAAGCTGAACCAGAAATTGTTAACTGGGATGGCGATATTGAATGGACTGGTGAAAATTTTGTCGATGACATAGCAGATTTAACTTCAGACACAACTAGGTTAAAACAATATGCGGTAGGAAATAAAAAAATTTCTATTAAAGAAAGACTTGAATCAATTAAGAAAAAGAAAAGAGCTCGAAAAATAAATAAAGATCCTACGGAACAAATAAATTATATAGAAAATAAACAAGGACCAGCAATGGATTACATTGATGAAAGCGAAAGCGTAGGTGCATTTGAAAACACGGGATATGAGACTAAAGGAATGAACCTTCCTGAGAAAAAAGCAGACGGTGGCCGTGTTTCAAGATGGATGGGTGGTGGCTTAACAAAAGGTAAACGTACTTTAGCTGACTTATTAAAAATGATGGCCAAAGACAGTTCGCACGGAAGAAGTCCTTCTGAAATGTTACAAATGATAAATCCAAAACAATTTAATCCAATGTTAGAGAGACCAGAAGGTATCCCTTCAATTGCTAGAGAGATGATTGAAAAATACACAAAAGAAATGAAAGGCGATAGAGCTAATATGATTGAAGAACTTATTGCTACTGGAAGAAGAATAAAAAAAGTTGATGATGATTTAGTAAACTATAAAATTAAAATAGTTGAAGATATGGTGTCTAAGGGAACAGATAGAGGAACAGCTAAAGAGATGGCAGAAAATTTGGCAGAGATGGTAGCACAAGGAGCTGGAAAAAAAGCTGCACCTAAAATTACTGACGAAGGTTTATTAGAATTAGAAAATATTGGTAAAAATTTGGCAACTAAAGATCGTAAGCTAAACGCGTCAGGCGGCATAGCCCGAATGTTAGGGGAATAATGGATAGAGTTTCAGAAATATTATATCTCTACGAAGACGATGTAGAGAGCTTTGCTGATGGTGGTACACCACAGTTAGTACAACCCAGTGTTGATGGATCGAGGCCGGGGTACAACGGAAAGAAAGCTAATCGATTTATAACAGATGAAGAAATTAAACTATTGAAAGAAACTCTTGATCCAAAAGATTTTAAAAAATTAGATTTTGATAGTGTGGTTCATGGCATAAGCAATAGAAAAAGAGCGGGGTGGCTTGGAATAAGTAGTAAGACAGGTGATAAATCTCTTAACTTATTAAGAGAAAAAGTTGCATTAATTTTAAATAGAGGTTTTAAAAATCCTGAAAGACAAGAAGGTATAAAAAAAAGAGCAGCTGAAATAGCAAAAAGAAATAGTCTAATTGATAAAGCGGTAAAAAGCAAAAAACCTCTCAACATAATAGAAATGACAAAAAAGATAGGTTTAAAAGATAAAGGACAATATATTAAGGATTATATTACGGACATTTATGGACAGGACACGCTTTTTAAAATTTTTCCTAACCAAAAAACTAATTTACGATTGACTGTTACTAAATTAGCTAAAAATAAAAAAATCCAAGGATGGTTGCAAGATGGTACTATTCTTAATAAAAAAAATCTTTCCTATATAGCCAACACTTATTTTAATAAAGATATAGATGAAGCGGGGCGTACTTTATATCATTTAGCAGAAGGTTTGGAGGGTGAGAAACCTCACTGGAAAAATTTAAATCTACCTCAAAAAACAAAATTTAAAAAAGGATTAGATCTTATTTTTGATGCAGCTGAAAGCGATGCTTTTGGTAATCCTGCAGGTAATATAGCGAGAAACAGAAAAGAAAGAATTGTGGCTAAACAGATAGGTGAAAAACCTAAATTTTTTAAAAGTTCAAGAACTGCTTTAAACACTGCAGCTAAAGAACTTTTTGAAGAGTATGGAATAAAACCCAATACTATAGGAACTGCGGTTGATGAAATTGCTACTATAACTGTGCCTTATAAACATAAGGGAGGTGGTTATTCTGTTTATGTACAACAGCTGGCAAAAACAGGTGATAAGATGATGGATGATTTAAATATGGTGAAAGCTAAAAAAATGGATCGAAGATTAGTTGAGATAAGAAAAGCATTAGCTAATGGAACCGCTACTCAAAAAATGGTGGATGATTATAACACAGTGGTTTCACAAATTGCTGGTGATATCAACAAAGACGTTCCTAAAGGTGGAAAAAAACTACAACCTTTTTTAATTGAAATGGGAGGAGATCCTAGATTAACCGTTTCTAATTTTGAACAACTCGCAAAACAAAATCCTTTAGCTGTCCAGGACATGTTAAATGTGGCAAAAAACCAAGGATGGTCTGGAGTTATTCCATCGGATGTTCAATCCATTTATGATTTACAAGATCCAGATAAAGTTAAGTCAAGCATAACAGATACTATTCACAATGTGTTTGGTAAAAAAAGTAAAGAATTAATCAAGAAACAAATTCAAACTACTCCGAAAAAAAAAATACAAAAATTATTTAAAAGATTTGGACCACGATTAGTAGAAGCTCCTGTGGAAGATAACAGATTTTTTGCTTCTAAAGGAGGTAGAGTTCCTTTGGCTGGTGGTGGTTGGTTGGTATCGCTTTTGGGACCAGAAGCTTGGGCGGTGGAATATATATTTTATAAAGCTTCGAAGAATAATTATGAGAGTCAAGGTTATAGTGAGGAAGAAGCTAAAGCGATGGCTATAGATGAAATTACTTTTGGAATAACAAATAAAGGTGATGCAGCTTATAATAAAGAATTAAAAAAAGTTGCTAAAGAAATGGGAATAGGAAGTAAAGCTTTTGATACGATAAGAGAGATCAGTGAACGAACTCTAAAAGGAACAAAAGAACAAGAACGTGATAAAGAATTATTGGATAGTGGTTATTTTAAAACAGAAGAAGCTAAAAATAAATTTTTAGATAAGAGAGAAAAGTTATATACAACTTATGATAAAGAAACAGAGAAGTTATGGAGAAAAGCAAAAACTGAAATTGGTATGGATAAAGCTGGTGAAGTATTTCCAACTCCTAATTTAGATCAAATTGCTTTTGAAAGTTTAAACACAGAGGATGCTGATATTCAAAAGGCTTTTGGAGATTTACAAGAAGTAGCAACTGAAAAATTAAGAAGAAGAAAAGAAAAAGCATTTCCTATGCAGAGTAAGCAAGTTAATACTGATCAAGGGTGGCTTGGGAATGTATTAACCAATAATTTAATTAATTTACAATCGATTCCTAGAACTGTTAAAACAGCTTGGAATCTTTTTGACCCTAGAACTCCTTTACCTACACTAGATGATTTAAAAAGTGATTATGCTTTAGAACAGGCAAAAATAGATAAAATGAGTGATGAAGAATTAGATGAGTATAATAAAAAAAGAAATATAATTAAAGAAAATCCAATTACCGAAGAATCTCTGGAAGAAATAAGATATAACTACCCTGAATTACACTTAAGAGAAGGTGGCATAGCTTCAATTAGAAGACCAGGAGCAATTCCCCCTGAATCTGGGCCACAACCACAAGGCTTGGAAAATCTTAAATATTATGTTACAAACACTTAGGAGTATAAATGGCAGATATAGATAAAGGACTCCCTA